TGAGACAGTGCTAAGCAAAATGCTTTAGTATCAAGAAATTTACACTGCCTCCTATCCCGGTCATCAATAAGCTCTATGAATTTAGGAACTGGCTTATCTGGATAGAAGTATTCCCAAGCTAGGTATGCACCAGATTTTGAATTATCTAGAATAGTAAGATAACTTATCTCCCCATATACATTTGTGTCTGACTCTGTATGAAACTCTTTTGCCTTCCCCAAATACTGTTCAAATGCAGTCTTATGATGATCGAGCCATACAAATTTATCACAAGTGCGGATTAACCTACCCATATCTGAAGTTGAGAAAGAAAAGTCAATAACATAAATATTACGATACTTAAAATAATCTTCTCCTCTATTCATAAATTCTTGACGCTCATGATAGTCCAGAGCTACATATTCTGCTTTATCGCCAAACCTTTTCCAAGCTACAAATGCTGCACCAAATCCATCAANNGTAATTTCAGTAATTTCAGTAACTGGTTTAGATACTTTAGTACTAGTTACAGATTTGTCTCCATTGTAGCGACCTCGTGTTGCATAACTTTTATCTTCTGGAACTTCTTCATGCGCAAAAAAGATCATTTGTCCAATTGCATCTCCTGGATGCAGAGCAATTGAATGATTCTTTAGCAGGTTAATAAGTTCTAGGGTAAGAACTGACCCATTCCAACCTGCATCGCACCAACCTGCATTAAGATGATCTAATCCAATCCTAGCCATGGAAGATTTAAGTTTATACTCACAAGAGATATTGCAAGGAAGATTAAATACTTCTCGTGATTGAGCAAGACAAAATTCTCCTGGTTGTAAAATAACAGTATCCTTATCAGGAATAGTTATTTCATATCCTTTGAAAGTATCTCGTGCATTAAGAGAAATAACAGTTGTTGGGCAATTAAGAGTTTCAAAAATAAAAGAATTCCCAAGATGTATATCAAGAGAGGCTGAATTTACACTCTTTAAGTCTGCTCCTTGAATTACACCCTTCTCAATAAGGGCGCAGATTTCATTATAAGAGAGAAGAGACATTTTAATTTACTCCTTAAATTTACTAAAATAAGATTGAGGTACTTCTTTTGCTTCCTGCCATTTTGCTATACATTCGTTAAAGATTTTATTTTTCTGTTGCTCTAACCAATTTTTTAGATGGTCTGAATCTTCAGATACTAACTCCAGACTTTTATTTTTATCTAAGTATGTAGATGCTTGAAACACTGGATCTAGAATTTTATTACTCATAATCTATATCTCCGCTCTTCATCAGTTAATAAAGTAAAATCTACTGTGCCATCTGATACTTCTTCCAACACTTTCTTAATAGGTAAGAATCCAATCTTTGTTACTTGAATCTTCTCTGCTGATACTAGATTCCTAATCAAATCAGATAGGTCAGATAGTTTCTCTAAATCGTTTGCCACATGCTTCCAAATATCTTTAATAGATATAGGAGTTCTTGAGGAATCTATAATCTGCATGATTTTGTGAGACACATCTGAGTTTTTAGCTTTCCCAAATTCTCCTAATGCTTTAGGCATCAAGTGCTCCGTATGAGTGAGAACAGTATTTGCATATATAACATCTGCCTCATCAATTTTAATTCCTCCTCTAGCCGCTGTATGAATGATACATAGTTTTAACAAATGTGTGAAGCGTCTATTTGAATATGACTCAAACCTAACATCTGGGATTCCTTTCCAAGATTTATAGATTTTATCTAGTAATTTTTCACTTGAATCTGTAAGACCAAGACCTCCTTTGCAAGAGTATTTAATTCGTTGAAGAGAGCTAACAAGTTCTAAAGTATCTTCAACTAAGGGCGGTTTTGGAAATGCTATCAGTTTTTCACTTGGCTCTCCATATACTAACAGTATTCTGGAAAAAAATCCTTGTCCAATGATCTCAGGCGGAAACGCCATACTAAAACCTGTAGGAGTATTACAGGCAAGAATACTAACTGTAGGATTAGGAATTGAAACAGATTTTCCGGTTTTAATTTTATTTTCATATACCCCTGAATAATCCCATAATGAGCCAAGAATAGATATAAACTCAATATTCCCAATACCAACGAAGTTATTAAACTCATCAGCAACAACAAAACACTCGCATATTCGAGACTCATCATCCTTCCCAAATATATTTGCCTGTAAGATGTCTTTTGAATTTCTTTCCTCGTCCTCTACTCCAGATAAATCAAGTAAAAATTTTTCTTTGGAGGTCTTTTCTGCTGCTAATGTTGTATAACCTGCTAACTTAAGAATATGCTTAATTATTTTAATTGAGGTAGATTTACGAGTCCCTGGAGAACCCATTAGCATACAATATATATTTGGATTAACTTCAAAATGTCCGTGCTGAAAATAAATATCTCTTCCAAGAAATGCACCTAAGCCTGTTATTGCTGACCATCTGTGAAAAAATGCAGGCACTTCGTTATTAGAAGCATACTGCAAATAGTGTGAAAAGAAATCGTATGACATAACCACCTTCAAACTATTATTAGCTATTCAGTTTTAGACCAATGAGTCGCTCCTTTTCCATCTTTACCTGCTTTAAGCGCGGCAGGCACAGTAAAAGTACGTACTTTTCCATCATAGCCTTTTACAGTTACTGGAATTTCCATAGCTTTTTTGACTTCCTCAGCAAGATACTCATGCCCTTTACGAAATTGGAACAGAACACTATCGTGAATCTGGGCGTTGAGCTTAAAATTATTTGCATGTACTGGATGTAGTGCTATTTTATAAAATACCTCCATAAAAGCTTTGTTAAGCACCATAGCATTTAATGATTGTGGTGGATGAGCTACATAAGCATTAAGGTCAGATTTATTATTTCTGGGATCACCAAAGCAATAACGAGTCCAACCAGTAGCTCCAACAAGCAATTTGGTTGTTTCAATATCATGAATAACTCCAGTATAATAAATATAAGACAGTGATGGATAAGTCTTATGAAACTGAGTAAGTAAGTGCTCTGCAATTTGCCTGGGAGTATAAAGTTTAGGAAGCCCTAACATCTTAGCCGCATTATAAATATTTTCAAGTCCCATTGTTTGGACCAATACATTTGCCCCCATGTTATAATTAGCTCCGTGATTTACTCGTTTAGCCAAGTCACGAAGCGGTTTGTTTCTGGTCTTTCCTTTTTGTTCATCATAAATATCTTCATAATTTCTGCCAAAGAAAGCAGCAGCATTAACAGAATGAAAGTCTCTTCCTCCAGATACTGCAGCAATGAGCTTTTCATCTCCTGCAATATATGCAGTATCACGAGACTCTGCCTGCTCCAAATCTGATTCTGAAATTACATACCCAGAATCAGCACATATTGCTTGTTTTACTTCTTGTCCTCTAGGAATATTTTGTATATTAAGACCTGTCCAAAAATGGTGTTCTCTTGAGGCATTCCTTCCGGTGTCAGTTTGATGTGGGTTAATTGCATATAAGAACCTCCCATTAAATACTTTCTCATCCACTAGATAGGTACTTACCAACTTACGCAATCCTCTAATTTCTAAGACTATACCTAGTATGAGATTATTAAGCGGGTGTCTAAATTGTGCGACTCCTATATTTTTTTCATCTTGAGAAGGCAAATCACCGCAACCAAGAATTTTGAATAGTGCTTTCATCTGCACCGGAGAATTAACATTGAAGTTAGTTACTCCAAGAAGTCTGTCAAGTTTCTTACTTAGTTCAGTGATTTGATTAGCAATATCAAGCTTAGCTTTCTGAAATGCTTCTTTATCTACTTTAATTCCACGCATCTCGCACATATGAGAAGGGAATACCAAAGGGAACTCTTGCAGATAATTATTCTTAGCCCAATCAGGAGCTTGCATTAACCATGCAATAATGCTATTAGCAGTGCCCCAAGTATCGCGAGCATTGTATTCGTAATACTCAAAGAGATCGTTAGTATCAGCCATGTCTTTCCAATACCAAGACTCACGGACAAAGAACGTGGTGATAAATGCAAGGTCTTTAGGTAGTTCCACGTACCAACAGTGAGACATGTTGATAGTATCAAATAGATAATTATAAATGGGAGCATTATATCGTGCGAGATATGCAATATCATACTTTCCATTTTGAAATCCTTTAGGTGCTGGAAGTTCCCAATTAAACTTTCTCATCCAGCTAAGTGCCCACTCAGAATCCACAGGCAATACTACACTATGAGAAGTAAGTTCCCCAGATACTGTAGAGAATATAGCTGTGTATCCAATACACCTAATTGCAAGATTCTCTTTGAATGTTTCAATGTCCGCTGTTATAAGAATTGCATCATGAAATTTATTGAATACTTCTTCCACATTTTCAGGAGTAAGCATCTCCCAGTAAAATTTTGTAGCTGGAATCCAATCTTCTGGATGAGTAAGTTTACTAAGATAGCGACGAGCAACAAAGCTGCCATAAGATACAGATACTAATTGCCTAAGAGGTTGAAATATTACAAATTCAATTCCATCTCTAGAAAAGAGTGAGCCTGCAAAGTTAGCAATTTTAACTCCATCACGGAATGTTAGCTTCTCAAGAAGTGTCTGCGAAGTAGTAAATACTTTAGTAATACCTTTAGATTTGCAATAAGCAGAAACTTCAACAAAAGTACTAATTGGTTGAGTCACTACAAATATAGTTGCTCCACCTACTATAGATTTAAGTCTAGGTAAATAAGGTTTGTCATCTTCTGTACCCAGAAAAAGTATTGGAGTATCTGCTGCACGAGAAACTTCTCTTCTTTTTAGAAGGGAATGAAGAGCAGGTATCTCAGAATTCATTTTTAGTGCTCCTACATTGAGCTTAATTCATACACTGAAGCCCCCTAAGACTTGTGATCCCAGGGGCTTTGTTTATGAACTAGACTTTGTAAGTCTTATCCACAAATCACAGATTTTACCTGTAAATAAACTCTGTCTTTATCTTCTTTGTCTTTACGCTGCTTAGTAATGACTGTAACTTCCATTCCCTTGGACCACGTAACAATATCAACTAGTTTATCAATACCAAGATGCGCTCCAATTGGCTTAAGAACTGTTTTAAGATTGCCTTGACCAAATTCATTATCCAACATGAAGACAACAGAAGATTCAGTTCCTGGCTCATCAGGAGCACTACTAGGATCAGCCAATTCTAGAGTTTCAACCAACTTAAGTTTCATCTCTAGAGCAGGACGATCATTAATTTTCTTCTCTTCCCAATCAATAATGACTTTATGTGCTCCAGGTTTGATAACCTTGAACGCAGGAAGATCCGCCAGATCGTCAAGACTTGAATCAAGAAGTGAGTTAAGAATATTATTCATTTGATCACCTATAAAGATATATTAATATAAAAAATATAGAATCTAGTAGATTAATGCTCGCTTCTACTTAGCAAACAGAATACTTTGTTCTACCTTAGTCATAATTAAAGAATGAAGTTGCTTAGTTTTATGTTTTAATTCTTTTAATCCTCCGTCATTAATAAGCTTAAAAATTTTATCCTTATTAAATCTACTTAGATCAATATACCGCTCTGAACGATGATTAGTGCATACTTTACTAGCTGCTTCAGGTCGTGTCAAGTGGATAATTACTCCTCCACTATTCAAAACATAAGCAATTTCATTTTCAAATCGTACATCTGATATTACAAAGTGTGAATACGTATCATTTTCAATAGCTTTTGAAAGCAATATAATCCAGAAATCCTTTCCAAATGTATCCCGCATTGCTTCTGTTCCAAACCTTTGCCAGATTTCACGCGGAGAAAGATGCCAGTATGGATGAGGAATTTCTTTTAATTGCCTATGTTGCTCATAAAATTCAGGGGATAATCCAAACAGGATTTCACAAGCTCTCTTCAGGGGACCAGCAAATGAAAGCTGCTTATACCCAAAGAAGGTATTAAGAATTTGTGCTACTGAATTTTTACCTGAGCCTGCATTACCGTACAGTCCAATGATAAACTTATCAGATTTCATCGCATTATTTTCCTAATTTGTCTGCCAGCATAAAAAGCATCAATAATATATTGCCAAATAAAGCCAGCAAACCAAAATGGAGACGTAAGAATAGTTTCAATCAAATCTCTCATACTAAACCTCTGCATTTTTAATCTCCTTCACATCAAATAACATATCACCACCATTAAACGCTTCATTTTTTGCATCCTCTATATCAGAAGATTCAAGCCAATCTAGTCCAAAAGAATGTTTCTTTACAGCTTCAAGTTCTGAATTGGCTTCGATAAACTCTATTACAAGATCATTAGTAAAAAAACTCATTGCACCAACTGCATAAAGTTTAGACATTTTTTACCTCTCTATTCCTGAGAAGTTTTAATAAGTTTGCTAAGATTGGTTACTGCAATTTTTCCAGGTACTGCTGCTCTAGTTGCTGCAACTTCTTGTTTCTGCTCTACTGGAATATTTCCTCTAAAAATGCTTAAAAGAGACGGAGACTGAGAATCTTCCAAAGAAACATCAGTTCTACTGCCTGTGAGGATATTATTAGAATAAGTGGTGCAACTGGCAAAGTTATGTCTTCTATTCTTAACTTCACAATATATAATATGATCAAAATACTTTCCAGTATTGCGGCTAAAACTAGTAGTGCCAGCTACAGGTACTAGCCTTTTTCTTCCGTCTTCTTGTTCAGTTTCTGTTACATGAGTAAGACAAACTACATTATACTTAGCTTGTTGAATTTGTGAAAGGAACCTATCCATCAAAGTTCCTTGTTTGCGGTAATCATCCCATTCATACTTATAATCATTTGGCTGCCCCTTAGTGATATAAGATATAGCAGAAATAGCTAGTTGAGTAAGAGAGTCAATTACTACAATAGAACTATTAGGCAATGTATCAAGTTCTACTACCGAAAATGCTTTCTGATCCTTCTTGCATAGGGAACAAGAAACTTTTCCGTGCTCTTCACAAATTTCTACTCTGTTACCTGTAACGACTCTTAGCATTGTTTCAATAGCGATTGGAAATACTCTTGTATCTGGAATAATGATACATTCAATACGTTCTTGCTGTTCTTGTGGCAGTTTCAACAATGTTTCATGACCATTTTCTAGTCCAAAATAGATAATGTCAAATTCTCTAGATAGCTCTCCGGCAAGTTGCGTTTTGCCAGATTTAGGTTCCCCATACACGCATACGCGATGCGTGGAGGTATGTTTAATAGTGGATAGTCTAGCCATTACAGTCTCCTGAGATTATTCTAAGAATTAAATTAGTTTGAGCCATTTATCCTACCTCTTTAGCAAGTTGTGCTTTAATCAAATCTTGCACAGTTACAATGATAGTATATTTGCTATCATTTGCTGCGATTCGCTGTGCATCTTCTTTTGTGTATTTGGCAGTAAGAAATCTGGTACTCATTTGACAGTTAGTAAAATATTCACACTCTTTGAAGAAATCAAAGCAGGATTCTCCGTGCATCGGAAATATTTCATAGTTTTGGTATAGCTTAATCATTTCTACATCAAGAAGCAATTCTTGAATCCAAAGTGCTCGCTGCAGATATGATTTAGAAAATTTCATTGATTCCCACTCAGCGCTACTGGATTTATATACCTCATAAAGAACTTCATATTCTGAGAGACTAGGGAATAGGAAATCAAGAACTATACTATATCCAATAGCTTGTGCAGAATTTTTATAGGTTGCGGGGTTAATGCTACGAGCACCTGTAGTCTTACATTCTAATACCAGAATCGCTCTGGTAATTTTATGCTGTAAGACAGCATCAACAAAACCTCTATAAACAAACCCATCTGGAAGGATGATTTTGAAACCAAGCTCAACTGCGGGTTTTCCTTCGTGGGTATATACGGTGTAATCTTTAAGGTATCCTGCTCTGCGTAGAGCTAGATATTTTTGTACTGCAATTACGCCTGACCAAAAAGATTTTCCATTCTTTTCTCCTTCAGCAAATAACTCAGGTTTCCACATTAGAAACATTTCCCACAGAATTTCTGTTTCTGATTTATTCTGTAGAACTGCTTGCAATCCCGCACCTACAATGTGGCCATAGGAAAATGTTACAGTTTGTTCTAACTCTTCTTGCGCTTTAATTGCCTGGCCTTTGTAAAGTTGATATTTTCTAGGGCATTGATGCAGAGTAAGAAGAGAAGAATAGGAAAGCTGCTTGATCCGAATATCTTCTAGAAAATCTTGCTCAGGTTGCTCTTGTAAATTATTAATATCCTGATCTAAAAATTCAGTGATTTTTAATATGCCCATTATAATATCCTTTATAAATTAATGATGCAATTATAGTCTGATGAGTGCCTAAAAGTTTTTCCAATTCTTGTGTTTCATAAGTTAGTAACTTTGATGGCCAAGAAATAATGCCTTCTATTTTTTCTATTGGCCCCAAAAATTTAATCAACTCTTTAGCTCCTTCAAACCATTCAATACATACATCTTTAGATCGTGCATTACAATATAATACTAAAAAATAATATAATGGAAAGGGGGAATCATTTCTTGTAGAATTGGATAAATGAGCTAATAGATTTTTAGGTAAATTCATGACTGTACATTATAAATCTGCCAGCCCAATATTTTTAATAGCTTTTCTGGGGGAAGACTTAGCTGCTGTAGTTGCAATCTCAGTCATAGTTTGACGCTTGAGTCCAGATACAATAATTGCGATTTCATCCTCATCAAGTAATGTAACTACTTCTGGATCTTCCTTTAGAAGCTTATGAATATCTCGCAATAATACAGGCATACGAGGATTATTTTCCAGTAGTGCAGATTGCAGAGATTGAATTTTTTCACTCAACTGTTCCGCCAGATTCATTTGTATTTTTCCTTATTCAAAATAAGAAATTATTTCTGATAACTTATCACGAATAGATTTTATTTCCTCAATATATAAATCTGTAATACTTAGTTATCTTGTGTAACTTCATCAAATACATTTATTTCAAATTTAGTTGAATACTCAGTTATATTCAATGTAACCGTACCCCATCTTTCTATTTCTTTACTACAAAGCTCATATGTAGTGTTCATAATTAATATATCCTTTTATATTAGTAAATATATCTAATTATGATGTAAATCCTCTCATAAGTTCTGCTTCGTATTCTTCGGACTCTTGAGACGGCAGTAAGTCTTTTTCATATGCAAACTCCTTTGCCTGAGAAATTTCTATTGGCGTGCAAAATTGAGGAAAGTGTTTCCATTTATTATAAATGGATTCTCTATTATCTCTTCCTTCTACCATGCCTATAGATTCTTCTACGCTCTGCCTAGTTGAAATGTATGCCGGCTTCATCGCCCCCATACTGTATTTAAGCATAAAAGATTTTAATTTGGCAGCTACTGCAAAAGACAAAGGATTACCAGTATCATTATCTAGTAGTCCTATTACATGGGTTATTTCTTGCTCTTCTAGGTATGGGCGCAACTTTGCTCTCATTCATAGCTCCTTATATTAGCCCTTTTTCGCGCGCAATCCACTCTGTCATTCTTACATAAGAGCCTTCTCCCAGACCTTCATCTACTTTATGAAGTTCAAATACTTGAGAAAGAGGAATCCAATATTTTTCATCATCTATTTGAATCAGAATTGCTTTCTCAGTTTCATATATAATTTTGCATTTGATATTTACTAAAATTAGTGGAAGTTTAGCTATTTGCTTAGATATGCGAGTCATAGATCAGATTCTCCTATTGAGTATTTGAGCCACATATGAATTATGTTTTCTTCTGAACGATATTGAATCCAACATCGTTGAGAATTTTCAGATAACATAAATCTAAATCCTAAATCCATACATCTCTCTTTCATTACCGCTTTAATTGTGCGGCGATGCAAGGCTTTGGGTACTGCTACCCGAATACGACCTTTTTCTTTTAACTGTTTCCAAAGCGGTTCGTAATGTCTCATTACGATCTATTTCTATTATACGAGTGCATAATAAAATCCCCTAATATTTCTACCAGGGGATTTGATATGCAGACTTAAAAAGTCTTACAGATTTACCAGAAGATCAGCGTCACTGATGTTCAGTAGAGCGTCAGCTTTATTAATCAGAAATTCCACACAATCTTGGAAGGTTTCAGCATTGGGAGAATTGATAATATACAGGCCCAATTGATCCTTCAACATCCTGATTACTGGCCTATTGGTTTTGCAAGAATTGAACTTATTGAGACAAATTCTTGCAGCGTTTGCGACTTTCTCTACGTCTTTACCAGTAACGCCTGGCATAACAGCAATATAATCTTTTGCAAACTCTTCCCAAGTCTCTTTAGAAATACCCCCACCGCGCCGTTCTGCTTTTGGCATATTAGCAATAGCTTTCCAGCTAAGTGCATCGTAGGGGAAGTTTTCAGCAGAAATATCCTCTTTCTCATTGATAATTTCGCGAGCGCGAGCGATTTGAACGTCTCGCATCGTTTCAATGATAAGGGCTAGTTGCCTATCGCCAGCATTAAATGCCTCGATTGCTCCTTCAACAGAAATCAGCGGCAATTCCAGTTCGACTGTAGGGCGTTGAGATTCAAGCCCTGTAGCTTCATCTTTGATTTTCTTGAAACGAAATTTAACCAGCACCATATCAACGGTGTTGTCGAATTTTGGATTGACTTGCTCAGTAGTTTTAGACATGATATTTTTCCTTTTTAGAGAGATAGAAATAGAAAAGTACTACTGGTTGATGAAACTAATCAAGCTTTTTGATCCATTAGCTTGAAATTTATACATCTTAACAAGAGTTTTGTGACACTTAGATTGGTTGTAAGCATTCAAGCACTGAATGAAACTGCCAAATTCTACAGTAACACCAGCTACTTGAGTTTCATACATATTCATATCCTTTCATTTAATAAATGCTAGATTTTAATTAGGTTCCTACACTTTTTGCTACTACTGAGACTATAGTATAGCTTAGTGTAGGAACCCTGTCAAGTACTTTATGTACTCTTGCATAAATAACTGTTACCACTTTTTAGTTATTTAACAATAATATAGAGAGTAAAGATCAATATTCTCCGCCATTGGTTTCAAGTTTTCCTTTGAAGTATTCCGCTTTTTCGCGCAAAGTATTTCCTTTGATTCTTTGAGAGAGTATTCCTTTCACAAAAGTTTCAGGCTCACAAATTACATAAAGTTCTTCTTTGGCGCGAGTAACTGCAGTATAAAGAAGCTCTCGTTGCAACATAGTTGCATGAGATTGATGAAGTATTAGAAATACTTTTCTCCACTCGCTACCTTGAGATTTATGGATTGTAATTGCATAACCTAATGACATAGAATTTAAGCCTGCTGCACTGTCTAGCTTAAATTCGTCATCGCTATCATACCTGCGAAGGTAGATAATATGGGAAGCTTGTCTAACCCTATCCTCATCTTCTACACTAGATACCTGAGACAGTAGAAAATCTACCGCATCTTCATCCATTTCCTCTTGAGCAGTTTCTTGAGGATTCTGATTATGCCCCCAATAATCCAGAAAAACCGAAGGCGGCTGAAAAGATGTGCCAGTATAATTTGGATTAGGTTCAATGTGAGTAATAATTGCATCCTCTTTATCCACAAGAACTTTGTCTCCTACAGAGAGGTAATGTTTATTAAATCCTGCAATTACCTCGTAGGTGAGTAATCCTTTTTTTCTAGCTATATAATTTGCGATATGTTTATTTACCTCATCTGTACCGAAACTTTTGTTAAATGGAAGAAGAATAATATCCTCCTCTGGATTGTAGGCAGCCTTATCATATGCTTGAATAATGAATTTAGCGAATGTTAAGCAAGCAATATCTGGATGTAGTTTCTTTTTCCAAGGATGTAGTGTTAATCCTGCTACTCGCCAATCTTCTAATTCTTGAGGCATAATCGTAGTTCCAGACAAAATGCTATGAGCAAGTCTGATAATTGGGGATTCAAGAGCTTGTCTATAAACTTCTGTAAGTTCTACTGTAGGAAGTTCTAGCATTTTATAGCCCAAAATAGCTGCTCCGAAAACTGGAGGTAATTGTTGAATATCTCCGAGAAATATATACTGTACGTTATGAGGAAGAGCTTCTATTACTTCCTTGTAAAGCTCTATTCCAATCATAGAAGATTCTTCAAATACAACTACTCGAATATCAGGCGAAAGAGGATTATAAGAGTTTCGAGTAGGTTCAAATTTCATTATAGATTTTTCATCCCCCGTTTCTGGATCAGTTACAGTATAAAACACTGGTTCATATTCTAAAAGCTTATGAATTGTAATGCAATTAGCTTTTAAATCTTCTGGGAGATTTCTACGCAAATTAGCAGTTGCGCGACGAGTGTATGCACAAAATACAATTCCAGGAGTTCCACTGACAAGGTGTTTGTGATCTGAGTTATTGAGAATAGGAAGTTTTCCACTTTGGATTAGAGAAGTTGCCACTCCTCGCATACATGTTGTTTTACCTGTACCCGCTGCGCCAATTAGAATACAAGATGTACCAGATGAAGCAATACGGATAAATTCCTGCTGCGCTTTATTGTAGGTTATAGAATTACCATATTTATCAACAGAAATTGCAAAAGGATTTTCTTTTACATTCTCAACTTGTGACTTTTCATGAACTTGTTTAGCTTTTAAGATAGCTGCAAGATTAAGTTTGGGGGCAGGAGTAGAAACTGGAGTAGAAACTGGAGAAGTTTGTGCTATCCGTTTAGCTGCTAGAAGTGCTGCTAATTTATTTGTAGATTGATTCATTTCAGTATCCTTTTCAGTAATATATCAGCGGTAATACCTCTGGAGTTAAGATACTAAGATACTAGGACATAAGAAGAGATTCTAAGTTCTTCTTTAGGCTTTCTAAAACTAAGCCAGACATTTTCTTGTTTTCTCAGCTTATTTCTGGATTTAGTAAATACTACTTGATAATCTACTCCTTGATGGCGCAGAGTAATTCCATATTCAGGATAACGATTATCTAATTGGGAGAAAAAGAATGTTGTATCCCAATTTAGAATATAGTATTTCTCTAGGGCTTGTTTAGCTGATGTAGGAAAGCAGAAGAGATTACGGATTGAATACGACAAATCCGCATAAGACAATCCATAGGTTTTTTGACATTCAATGGATACTAGAGTAGTAATTGGCATTATAAGTTTCCTAAAAGATCAGTATTTTGAGTTTTCTGGTAATTTTGTGCCATATCCCATTTAGCTTTTGCTTTAAGAAAAGCTAGTCTATTAGGATAAGCTGCTAGGTGAGGTTCTTCTGTCGGTGCAGATTGAATCATAGCAAGCTTATTTGCATCTTCCACAGTGTCTTCATCAGAAAGCAACTTATATGTGCCTGAGCGTATATCTAAATCACCAAAACCTAAGAAATTCTTTTGTTTGGTGCGCCCGTTGCGCAGCAATTTCATCAAGGCGTGCGAGAAAATACTGCCATGATCTATATTTTCTTCACAATGTTCAATTAGTTCTTGCAAGTCTTTTTCTGGAATCTGGAAAATAGACTCTGATCTGCAACATTTTCTAATGATACATTTCCAATATTCTGAGAGATTTACTGCGCCAATGGGTGTAGCGTGAATCTGAGAATTTGGAAAGTCTCCCGCGATTGCTGCCCAAACTGCTAGAGAAGAGGCATATGTAGATTCCTTCTCTGCGCTGCGCAGTAGTTTAGTGAGCGCAGTTTCTCTATCTGCAAGTTTTCTGGATTTCCTATAGCTTGCATCCCCTGACAAAAAATCTTTATAACAATTTTCCCATACAACTATCCAATAGTGTGCAGTTTCTAGGGTTTTGGTTTCTGGGGAAATCACAAACTTTGGAATGTGAAAATTGGGATGTTTGATTATATTTATTTTGCCAATAATATGGATTAAATCCTCCATATATTGTGCAATTATAGAATCCCCATGAGAAGTTCTTTGTGCGGGTACTCGAAATTCTACTTGATCCGTACTATTAAGCAGGGCAAGGAATAGTAGATATGAATCAGTTGAAGTTAATTCGCCTGCTGCCCATTTAGCAGCATATCCTAAAAGCCTTTTTTGTGGGATATAAAATATCGGATGACATGCTTCTCTCGCATCTAAAGAAGCTGGAAAATGTTCACAAGTGAATTGAACTCCTGATAATGCACACAGTATTTTCATAATAGTATCTCTGATAAATTAAATGCGATAACCCAGGAAATATTTCCTAGACTATTTTTGCATTATAGTTTATAGCACTTATGCTGTCAAGCGCTATAAGAAGGTTAGAAATTTCCGAAATTCGCATACTCCACTATGTACCAAGAGCGAAATTCAGAAATCAGAAAATATCCTGGGCAGAGATTAAATACTCTGGGGACATCATCAATTACTAAGGTATTAGTCATATCATACCACAAATTCTGAGCGTTCTACAGTGCCATCGCCGTAGGTATATTCTATTACCTTTTTAACTGGCACTTCTGCTGTCCACTGGTGGTGGGTTTCACAAAAGAATACCTTATTTCCGTTTCTATCAGTGTATTCTTTAGTTCTTTTGCATTGGTCATTATGCCAATCAAACCTATATACTTTACTCATTTCTATATTCTCCTAACAATGAATTAAAACTAACTTCTGATGCGGTTTTTTGCCTGGCAACCTAAAGGCAAACCGCTTTACCCTTCCTCTATACCCTACCCTTCCAGGCAGTATATAGAATCTAGTATCCTATGTATATGAGCTACTAGATTCTATATGCTCTATATACTCTCAATGTATCTTATATATTCTTATGTATTCTTATATCTTATGTATCTTACGGTAATTTATACCCCTATTAAAAATTTTATAAAAAAAATATACCCCCATATATATTATCTCATATAGATAGGTATCTAGTAGTATAGGGTATATATGAGATATTACTAGATACAGACAGCAGGGAAGGTGGGCCAATATAGCATCCTCTCCTCCATTTGCCTTTAGGCATTTGCCTAAAATCTCAATAAGTTATTAGATTTAATTCGCATACATACTAGATATACTAGAATCTGATATACTAGAATCTGATATACTAGATATACTAGATATACTAGAATCTAATATGTATGCAAGTAAATCTCAGAATCTATAAAGCTCTTTGTAGATTTCTTCTTCGACAAAAGTGTGATCTGTATCGAGGACATATTTGACATCTGGCTTAAGTCCATCTATACCAATATATCCTATAGCGAGTCTACTTCCTTCTCCATGAAAATATTCGATGTGGATCATTCCTTTTATTCCAGCCATAGCAGCACCATAGGCTCCCGCTATAGATGTGCCCCTAAATCCAGAAATAGCTGTTCCATATTCATCTACCATCGCTATTCCATAATCTCCTGCAATCGAAGTACCATGAAATCCTGATTTAGCTATTCCACCTTGCCCAGCTACTGATGTACCCTTATATCTTGATACAGCAGTTCCTCCTTTTCCAGCTACAGCAGTACCATAATCCCCTGCTGTAGCTATTTCACAATCATTCGCTTTTCTACTAGCGAATAATAGTGGCGAGTGTTGCAGATGTGGGTAGTGTTCCTCAATGTAAGCTAGTGCCTCCTCACGATTTCCCACAAAACACACTTTGGCTCTAGGGAATTTACATTTTCCCTGTAAATGGATAATTGAGTCAGTTTCGACTTCAAGCACGAGGTATCTTGCATCCGGCTCATTCAAGTAACTCGAACTATTTGCATAACCTTGTGCTTCAAACCAGCCAAATAATCCATTTCTACACTCTTCTGTGTCGTCCCAGTCTGGAGCTTCCACATAGCCTGTCTCCGGCCAAATAAACCCGTTATAACTAGTCATATCCG